GATGCGTATTAAATTATCTAATGGTCTTCCTTATATCATTCCTCCTTTATGGAGAAAAGAGATAAGAGAAGAGAACATTCAGATTATCCGACTAACAGCTTGTATACTAAATGTGTATAAAGCGTTACAAGGAGTTTATACTCAACCTGATATTTCTTCAATCTTAAGTCCTCTTCCTGAACTGCCTAGCCTTCCTTTATTTACAGAATTTTGTAAAAATTATTTTGTACAAAAAAAGAAATGCTATACCAAGACCAATAGAAGAATTCATCAATGATGAACCTCCTTTGATCTTTTCGGCAGGACCAAACAACTCCGTTTCTAGTTTTGGATTCCGAGAAGACTGTGTAGCTTTATTTAACCATAATCTTTGGCCTGATATCCTTCGATTTGCTAAATTAATTGGTAACTATGATATTAGAGGCTTTGCCTTTGGTAAAATAGATTACGAATTATTATTATCATATCGTAATGGAGAACAGACAGTTCCAGAAGATGTAGAGAAAATTTTCTCAAACACTTCTTTAACTGATTACAAAGTAGGTAAATTAAGCTTGAAATTTGAGGCTGCTGGAAAAATCAGAGTATTTGCCATAGGTGATTATTATACTCAGTGGGTTTTAAAACCCTTACATGAGGCAATATTCGCCTGGCTGAGGTCAATCCATTCGGACGCTACTTTTGATCAAAATAGAGTTCTTTCGGACTTTATAATGAAAAACAAAGGTAATCGCTTCTGGAGTTTTGATCTTAAATCTGCTACAGATTTAATTCCACGACCTCTATATCACTCAGTATTATCACATTCTTTCCTTAATGATGAAACAGCCACACTGTGGGCGAATATACTTGATAGGGTTTTTGCTGTTCCAAAAGAACTGCAACAACAATATCCGGAAGGAGTTAGGTACGGTACCGGTCAGCCAATGGGATTTTTATCCTCTTGGGCAACATTAGCGCTCGTACATCATATGATTGTTCGTTTCGCTTGGTTTAGAGTTCATAATTCCTATCATATTCCTAACCATAAATACTTGGTTTTGGGTGATGATTTGGTAATAAGTGATCCTAAATTAGCAGCAGAATATTTAGAAGTTGTAAAACTTTTTAATATTCCGATAACTAGATACAAATCTTTTGAGAACGCGACTATAGCTAACTTTGCATCACAAGTATTTAATAACCAAGGAATTAATATTTCTGGGTTATCATTGAAAGAGATGTTACAAGCGGATAGCTTATCTAAGAAATTAGAATTTGCTACTCGTTTGGCAAGGTTAGGTTTCATCGATTCAAGCTTGTCAAGCTTGTTTCGAACATTCTTTACTCCAGAACTCTGGAAATCAGAGACGCCTCACTTGACTAAAGGTCAATTGAGTCCGTATGGGCGAAGAGTCTATAGATGCTTATGCCAACCACGTGGTCGACTCGATCTACTTTCTACCTACTTATCGTCGTTTGAACAACGACCTTCGGTATTTAACCCTCCTCTTGTTAGTGATAAGATAGAATATCTTACTGGATTACCAATCCGGTTTGATAAACATCCTCACATCACAAAAGCCCTACAGTCAATGCACTTTAGTCTAACAGAAATGTTAGGTGAATGGCAGGAGAAGGTGTTCGAGGTCCTGAACGAGTTAAACTCTGAACGTCGATTAGTATTTAATACTTCCGACGGGGAGATAACTCTCTATACCGAGTATAAGCGGGCATATCAAGGTCGATTTCTTATAGATTCCACCAGGTTAACATCATATGGAAGGTTAAACTTCAATATGCTGAATCCTGAACGGGAAAATCCTTTGAAATGGACTTGGAAATATCCAAGCGAGTATGATAAATCAATTATCCTTACTCGACTCAGAGAATCCTATTTCTTATATATGCAGAGAACATTTTGGAACGTTAGCCAAAAGGTTTTAACCTTAGGCCAAGTCCAATGTCCTCCAAGAGAACCAGAGTTTTCACCTTTACGTTACGTAACTGATTTATTTAATCTAGTTAATTC